CTGGCACGAACACGATCAACGCCATGACGGACGCTCCGCAGATGACCATTGAGGGTTTGGCTGCGAACAGTGCGTTTCAGGACACGGTGATTAAGACTGGCGCTGGTCAACCAGCTATTATGTACGGCAACCCGGCGAACAACATGTTTTCTGCGACGGCCCCGAGCCCAGATGCGGCCCCTGTATACTTGGACGTAAAGAACCCGTTTACGATTGAGAGTATTGGAACGCCCAAGGGCAAAGAGACGTTGACCGAGGTTCTTGGATCTAGTCGGGCAGATGCGTTGATCAGCGAGTTTCGGCAGAACGGCAACGTTACTTTGACTGGTGCGGATGTACAGAAGGTTGCGGAATCTGGGTACGACGGCGTTATAGATAACGACAGTGGTAAGGTTTACGTTGCGGACAATTCGTCTGTGTACAGTGTTACTGATCCTGAGACTACGACTGAAGAGACGGTTGTGGCTACGAAGCCTGAGTGGAAGACGCAGTTGGATGAGGCGTTTTATCTGACTGGTTCGATTGACATGAACTTGGCGAAGCAGGTTGAGCAGGAGTTTGGGGTCAGTCCGTTTGAGATTAACGAGCACTACCAAGAGATCACGGCTTCGGATGCGGCATGGGAGAAGCGTCTTCTGGGCGATTACTTGACCAAGGGTTACATTGATCTGGACACGATGCTCAAGGCGGAAGAAGACTTTGGCGTTTCGATGCAGGATCTTGGTAATTACGCTGAGTATTTGGATTCTGATTTGTCTGTATACAACGACGCGATGTTTGCGGATCAGATTAAAGAGGTTCAGGATTTAACGGCTAGTCAAACTTCGTTGCAATCGGAGGTTACATCCCTAACGAACGAGCTATCAGCGGTTGAAGCAGACTTAGTTGAGATGACAAAGAACCGTGATTTGGACTCTGAGGCTGCGTCTACGGCGATTGCCAAGCAGGAACAGTTAAGCACGGAGCTTTCTGCTAAGAAGGAGGAGCTTGCGGGTGTCGAAAAGACGCTTGGGGAGACGCAAACAGCGCTTGAAGCGGAGACCGGGGCCCGTGCGACTGCGGAACAGAACGTTACATCTCTGACCTCGGACCTTGAGTCAGCTAATAGTACGATTACGGATCTACAAACGAGTCTTGATGCGGCGAATGATAAGGTTTCGACCCTTAATACTGCAATAGAGGGGTTGAACGCGGAAGTAGCGACTGCGGAAGCTGCGTCTACAGCGGCGAATGATGTGGTTACGAAGTTAACTAATGACATCCAGTTTAAGAACGAAGAGATTACGGGGCTAGAAGCGGAGGTCAAGGCGGCGGAAGAAGCTGTATCAGCCAAGCAGAGCGAGTTAGACGCGGCTTCTGCTAACGCAGAGACTAGCGCGGAGACGATTGCGGACCTAAACTCGGAAATTAAGGCTTTGGAAGACGCCAAGACTGGGTTGGATGGCGATTTAAGCACGGCGATAGGCGAGCGGGATAGTCTACAGGGTACGTTGGACGAGCGGACAACGGAGCGAGACAACCTTCAGGAGGCCCTGACCTCAAGTAACACACAATTAGAAACAGCTAATACACAACTAACTGCGGCTAACACACAAGTCACGGACTTAACGACCCAGAAAGAGACGTTAACCAAGGAGGTTGCGACCTTAACCACCGAATTGGGCACGGCGAACACGAATTTAACCGCTGCATTAGAGGCATCGGGGACCAGTGCGGCGTTAGCGGAGAACCTAAATACGCAACTACAGGCCGCAAACAGCACTATTAGCAGTATGACGACTACGCTGAACGAAACTATGGCGGATGTTACGGCGTTAGAGAAAGAAATTGCGTCCCAAAAAGAAAATCAAACCATATCGGACGCAGATTTAGCCGCCGCCGAGGCATCGCTAGAGGCTGCGAACCTTGAAGTGCAGACGTTATCGGATTCCTTGGCTCTAGAAGAGGCTGCGAAGAGCGATTTACAGAAAAAACTGACTTCCGTAGAAAGTGACCTCTCTAATCTGCAAGAATCCAGTTCGAAGTCAATTGAATCCTTGGAATCGGAAGTGAGTAACGCAAACGCTACGATTGAAAGTTTGCAGGGGCAACTTACCACGGCGACAAACAACGTTTCGACGTTGTCCAGTCAACTGGAGGCTGCTCAAACCTCTCAGACGGCAACGGAAGAGCAAAAAGCCGCGTTGGCAACGCAATTGGAAGCGGCCCAAACGGAAGCTACGTCTCTGCTGTCGGAGATTACTACGTTAGAGGCGCAACGAGACACGCTAGTAACGGCAGTGAACCTCGCACAGGACACAATTGGGACTCAGGACACTACCATTACTGAGTTAAACACCAACATCGGTACTTTGCAGGAGCAACTTACTACTGCAACGAACGAAGTTTCTACATTATCCAGTCAATTGGAGGCTGCGCAAACCTCTCAAACGGCAACGGCGGAACAGAAAGCTGCGTTGGCGGAACAGTTGGATGCCGCCCAAACGGAAGCTACGTCTCTGCTGTCGGAGATTACTACGCTAGAGGGCCAGCGTGATACGTTGCAGGCGGATCTTACTGCTTCGGAAGCAACAGTTGGAACTCAGGCAACCACTATTACTGATCTGACAGACAGACTTTCAACTGCGAACACCAACATCGGTACTTTGCAGGAGCAACTTACTACTGCAACGAACAACGTTTCGACGTTGGCTGGTCAATTGGAGGCTGCTCAAACCTCTCAGACGGCAACGGAAGGGGAGAAAGCTGCGCTGGCTGAACAGTTGGATGCCGCCCAAACGGAAGCTACATCTCTGCTGTCGGAGATTACTACGCTAGAGGGCCAGCGTGATACGTTGCAGGCGGATCTCACTGCTGCACAGTCCACAATTGGAACTCAGGAGACTACTATTGGCAACCAAGCCGAGACGATTGCCACACTGACTACGGATTTGGGCGCGGCTAATCAGGACGTTAGTAGTTTGACCGAGCAGTTGGGCACTGCGAATGCATCAGTAACGACGTTGGAGGGTCAACTAGAGGCGGCTAACAACTCGTTGACTGCAACACAGACTGAAAAAGATACGATTGCTGCTAATTTAGACACGGCTCGGGAAAATGCACGAGCCCTTACTGAAAGTTTGTCGGCTCGCACTACGGAAAGAGACAACCTTCAAGTTAGTTTGAACGATACAAAAACTACGTTAAGCAACACGGTAACGTTAGCCAACACGCTGCAAACTAATTTGGACGCGTCTAACGCGGAGATAACCACTCTTGAAACTCAATTAGATACGGCGCAGGCAAATGTGGAATCATTAACGACTACTTTGACAGATGCTACTGCGTTACAAGAGCTTACTGAGGGTGAGAAACTAGCGTTACAAAATGATTTAACAGCGTCACAAAATGATGTGGCAAGTCTCACGAGCACGTTAGCTACTCGAACCACAGAGCGTGACAATATTCAAACACAGCTTACGGAAACGCAAACGGAGTTAACGGCGAGCACGGCGCTTACGGAAACCTTGCAGGGTAATTTAACCACGGCACAAGCTAACATCGCGGGGCTGGAGTCTCAGTTGGGCGATAGCCAAGCATTACAGCAGTTAACAGAAGAGCAACGCGCAGCGTTAGAAACGAGTTTGGCAGAAGAGCAGGCCAACGCGGCATCGCTTGAAACGCAGCTAGGTGAGGTAACCTCGGCATTTGATATTACGCAAACGCAGTTAGACTTTGCGCAAGGGGCCACAACTTATATCAACACGCAGCTAGACCAGAACGTTGCGGAGGATGCGTTGGTCGCGGACTTGGTTACACGAGGATATACAGCGGATAACGCGCAAGCGTTGGTAAACGAGGTACAGCGAACACGGTTTGAGCAATCGGAGTTGGCTCGTATAACGGACGCTCGTAGGTCGGCGGCGTATGTGCCGTTTGGAGCGGGGCCTGTTGGTGGAGAAGAGGACGAGGTCACTTACCCTGACTACGGTCCTCCCGGGATGGGCGCGGTGCAACCACAAGCACAGCAACCACAAGCACAGCAGCCATACCCACAGCCAGCCGCGGCATATCAACCCCCGACCAATCAACCTGTGTATGAAGCTCCAAGGTTTGCGCCGTTTAGTCGGGCCGATGCGGCCCCTATTGCTGGGGGTCCTGCTGTAGAGTTGGACCAGTTTGGTCAACCTATTTTAAGTTTTGGACCGTCAGGTCGGCCCTTGGGGTCATACGTTACGATGCCCACCTCGGCGGGGCCTTTTGACCCATATCAGATGGAGATGCCTGAAGCGCCTGCATTCGACCCACAACAGCCCGTTGTACGACCACCCTTCCCACAACAGCCTCAACCTGTTATAAATCAAGGTATAGGCGGATTAGGTAGAAAATAATGGCATATACAATTCAGAGTGGAGACACACTCAGTGAGATAGCTGCAAAGAACAATACATCTGTTGCGGAGATTATGGCCTCTAACCCACAGATCACTGATGCGAATAAGATCCAAGCTGGAACCTCGTTGAACATTGCGAGTAAAGATTCTGGAAAATCTACATACTCAGGGAATTTTGGGACATCTTCTGGTGGTAGTTCGCAAGAAGAGGCTCGCAAGGTTGTTGGTGATACTCGTGCTGCTGAATTGGCAAAGGTGCAGCCGAAAACGACCCCGGGTCAAGCCGCCCAAGACGCTCGTAAGTATGGATATGTTGGGGGCATAGAGTCGCTAAACACGGACCAATTAACTGCGATGTCTCAGTCACAGTATGATCCGATGAACACAAAAGATATGGTCATTGGTGGTTTGTTGGGAGCGGTTATTCCCGGCGCTGGTTTACTGTACGGAGCGTCACAGTATCTAGGCGCTGCGGAAGACCGCAAGGTTGCGGAACAACTGCTGCAACAAGAAAACTACCAGACAAAAGGTTTATTTGGCACGGATTTGTTCAAAGGCGCAGACGCTGCGCAGTATGTTCCGGTGTACGATGAGAACGACCAGTTAGTTGGTTCTTTAGGGTTGGACGCATCAGGGAAACCTCTTCGGTACTCTGGAGATCGGATGGCTGATTATCAGGGGCTGGGCGCTGATCTAATCAAACCAACTCCTTTGCCCGAACCAAGTCGAGACAGAGACGACAGCCCACCCCCTGTTTCTGCGGAAGCTGTGGGTGTAGATCCTGCGGCAACCAACCCAGCCGCGCCTACAGCCCCGGGCAAGGTTCCTTTTGTACGTCTACCATCTGCATTAGACCAACCGCAACCTAGACCAATGGGACAGGCGCTGACACAGCCCACACAGTTACCATCTAACTTTGGACAGCCTAGACCTGCCCAACGAGGCATTATGGGCACTCAGGCGGCGATGAGGGACCAACAAATGTATCCGTTTATGTACGGCACTCCGTACCAGAGAAGCCCACAGAATAGTATGGCATGAACCTACAAGCTCTTCCGGAAGAAGCATTAAAAGAAATTCTATCGCTTACCGAAGCGAAGAAAAGGTTGGATTTGCGTGAAACAGCGTCGGAAAAGTTTATGCCGTTCGCGCATCATGTGTATGAAAACTTTATTGAAGGTCGGCACCATAGGGTAATCTCCGAAAAACTTGAACGCGTTGCGCGAGGGGAACTCAAGCGGCTTATAATTAATATGCCTCCGCGGCACTCTAAGTCAGAGTTTGCTAGTTTTTTGATGCCTGCGTGGTTTCTGGGTCGCAACCCAAAGCTCAAGATTATTCAGGCTACGCACAACACGGAACTTGCGGTCAGGTTTGGTCGTAAGGTTCGGGACTTAATCGACGATCCCGCGTATAAAGAAATCTTTCCCGACACAAATTTGAAGGAAGATAACAAGGGCGCGGGTAAGTGGCAGACTAGCGCTGGCGGCGAATACTTTGCAGCGGGTGTTGGAGCAGCGGTTACAGGTCGTGGTGCGGATCTTTTCATAATTGACGACCCTCACTCGGAACAGGACGCCTTGAGTGAAAGTGCGTTTGATAACGCGTATGAATGGTACACATCTGGTCCTCGACAGCGTTTGCAGCCGGGTGGGGCGATTATCTTAGTTATGACGCGCTGGGGTAAAAAAGATTTGACTGGTCGTTTGATGGCGGCACAAGGCGGCGATGTGATGGCGGATCAGTGGGAAGTTGTGGAGTTCCCTGCAATTCTACCTAGCGATAAGCCGTTGTGGCCTGAGTTTTGGGAGAAGTCAGCGCTACTGTCGATTAAAGCCTCTTTGCCTGTGGGTAAGTGGAATGCTCAGTGGCAGCAGAACCCCACGGCTTCTGAGAGTGCGATTGTAAAACGCGAGTGGTGGCAAGACTGGGATCGAGAGCAGATACCCGCGATCAAGTATATTGTGCAGGCATACGACACCGCGTTTTCTAAAAAAGAAACCGCAGACTACTCTGCCATAACAACGTGGGGAGTATTTACTCCTGACGACGGTGGCCCTGACAACATCATACTTATGGACGCCCGAAGGGGGCGTTGGAACTTTCCTGAACTAAAGGAGATTGCCTATGAAGAGCACGAATACTGGGAGCCAGACATGGTTGTGGTCGAAGCGAAAGCGACGGGTACACCGCTCATTGACGAGTTGCGGCTTCGCGGTATTCCAGCGTTGGGCTTTTCACCGGGCAAGGGAAATGATAAGATAACAAGAATGCATATGGTTGCTCCGCTGTTTGAGGCAGGAATAGTGTGGGCACCTATGCGCGAAAAATTTGCGGACGAGGTGGTGGAAGAAGTAGTTTCATTTCCTAATGGCGATCACGACGACTTTTGTGATAGCATGACGTTGGCACTGATGCGCTTTCGGCAAGGTGGATTTCTTTCTTTGCGGGGAGAAGAGGAAGAGGATAGCTTATACGCACCTCGTAAACGGGAGTATTACTGATGGCATTACCACCAAACATGGTTGTACCGGGCCTAGACTTAGACGACACAGAGGGTCTTCCTGATGTCGAAGTGGACGTGCCCAGCCCCGTAGATTTTTCTGGGGGTGCCGAAATACTTGAGGACGGGCAAGGTGGAGCAATCGTTCAGGCCATGTCTGAGATGGAAGATCAGGGCGTTGAAGTTGAGATAATCGATCACGACGCTAACCTTGCGGAGTTTTTAGATGATGGCATTCTTGGCGAAATTAGTAGCGAGCTTGTGGGCCTTTACGAAGAAGATTACGAGTCTCGTAGCGAGTGGGAAGAGACGTATACAAAAGGTCTTGATCTTCTTGGTATCAATACCGAAGACCGTTCTCAGCCGTTTGAAGGCGCTAGTGGGGTCACGCACCCGTTAATTAGTGAGAGTGTAACTCAGTTCCAAGCGCAGGCGTACAAGGAAATGTTGCCTGCGGGTGGTCCAGTTCGCACTCAAGTTATTGGTTTGCAGGACCAAAAGCGCGAGGATCAGGCCCAGCGCGTCAAGCATTATATGAACTACCAGATTATGGAAGAGATGGAAGAGTATGATCCGGGCATGGATCAGATGCTGTTCTACCTTCCTTTGTCTGGTTCTACTTTTAAGAAAGTATATTTTGATCCTCTAAAGGGTCGCGCTGTGGCAGAGTTTTTACCTGCACAAGATCTAGTGGTATCGTATTCCGCCACTGATTTGGCGACGGCTCCTCGCGTGACACATGTTTTGAAGATGACCGACAACGACGTGCGTAAGATGCAAGTGTCTGGCGCGTACATGGACGTTGATTTATCGGGCGCTGGAGACCCAGACGAGGATGAGGTAGATCAGAAGGTAAATAAACTACAAGGCATCTCACGGGGCTACACAGACGATATCAGAACCATTTTAGAGATGCACTGTGATCTCGACATTGAAGGCTTTGAGGACAAAGACCCGATGGGCGAGCCCACGGGGATTAAGCTCCCTTACATTGTGACGATAGACAAAGACAGTAATCAGATCTTAGCTATCCGTAGAAACTATGCAGAGATGGATCCGCTTCGTAAGAAGCGTCCGTACTTTGTGCACTACAAGTTTCTTCCGGGGTTAGGGTTTTACGGTTTTGGTTTGATCCACATGATAGGGGGCCTTGGTCGTGCCGCCACAAGTATCTTGCGTCAACTTATTGACTCAGGCACTTTGGCGAATCTCCCAGCAGGATTCAAGGCTAGAGGGGTCAGGGTTCGTAATGATGATGAACCTTTGCAGCCCGGGGAATGGCGGGACATAGATGCGCCCGGTGGCAACATACGGGACTCATTAATCCCGTTGCCATACAAAGAACCCTCGGGGACTTTGGCGCAACTGCTGGGTGGTTTGATTGAGGATGGACGTAGGTTCATTTCTATCGCTGATCAGCAAGTCAATAACATGAGCGCGGACACTCCTGTGGGCACGACGGTGGCTATGTTGGAGCGTGGCATGAAGGTCATGTCCGCTATCCACAAACGTCTGCACTATTCGCAGAAGAATGAGTTTCGTTTACTAGCCCGTATCTTCAAAGAAAACATGCCCCCTGAGTACCCGTATGAGGTGGCAGGCGCGGCGGCTGCAATCAAGCAGCAGGATTTTGACGACAAGATTGATGTCTTGCCTGTTAGTGATCCAAACATATTCTCCATGGCGCAACGCGTTACGCTGGCCCAGACCCAACTTCAACTGGCACAGTCTAATCCTCAGATGCATAACCTTCACGCTGCATATCGTAGGATGTACCAAGCGCTCGAGGTCCAGAACATTGATGAGATCTTGCCCCCACCCCAAGAACCTCAACCGATGGATCCCGCCATGGAGAATGCCAAAGCTCTCATGGGCGAAATTCTACGGGCATTCCCAGAGCAGAATCACGAAGTACACATTGAGATCCATATTATGTTTATGAAGACGCCTATTGTGGCAACGTCCCCGCAGATCATGGGCTCGTTTATGTCTCATATTCAGGAGCACGTCAGTATGCTTGCGAAGAAGCAGGCTATGGACGAGGTCAAGCAAGCGTTAAGCGGGGCTAAGATGATGGCAAATGTAGGTGCGGTTAGCCAAGGGTCGGTGCTAGAGTACGAGAAACAACTACAACAAGATCTTCAAAACCAACAGGAAGTCGAAAACTTAGTTGTATTGTACCAGCAAAAGATCATGGCGGACGTAATGGCCCGTTTGATGCCAGAGAACCCGAACGAGCCTGATCCGTTAGTGGCTATTCGGATGCAGGAACTAGAGTTACGGAAGCAGAAACAAGACCAAGATGCGGTCAACGACGCTGCCAAACTTGAACTAGAGGTGAACAAAATCGAGCAGCGTGATCGTTTAGACAATGCTCGCATGGATTTAC